CCTCGCCATATTATCATAATGATGGAAATAATTTATATCCAAGTCAATTAAATGGTTATTTTACTGCATATACAAATACATCAGGAACTCCAGCAAGTGCTGGATATTATCAAGTATTTGATTCTAGTTTTAATTCAACTGGAAAATATATTCAAGTGGGTTCAGGAGGTTCAATTATTGGGGGTGGCAGTTGTTAAATTTATTATTAAATTTGTAAAAAAATATTTATGGCAATAAATTATAATATTAGAATTTTTAACATGGAAGCAAAGTCAAATTATGACAATAAGCAAAATGTTATTTACAATATACATTGGGGAGTTCAAGGCGTTGAAGTTATTGAAGCAACTGATGACACACCAGAAAAAAGATACATGGCTGAGTTAGTTGGGGTTACTCATTTTGAATTAGAAAATGCTGATTTATCTAATTTTGTTGAATATGAAAATTTGGCAAAGTCAGATGTTGTGGCATGGATAGAAGCAGATGAAAAAAATGATATACCAGCAATGAAACAATCAATAGCTGATAATATTGAAAATCAAAAAAATCCAGTTGATGTTAGTTTAAGACCTAACTGGTAAATAATTAAATTTTATAAAAATGGCAAAACTAGAAAAAGAAAAATTAGAAAAACTACAATCTTTTGTAAACAACAAAAATGCAATTATTAATGAGATAGGTGCTAGAACAGTTGCTTATAATTTAATTTCTAAACTACAAGATCAATTAGAAAAACTTGAAGTTGAGCAAAAAGAGTTTACAGATGAAATTGAAAAAGAGCATGGACCATGTTCAATTAATATTGCTGATGGCGAGATAACTCCTATTGAGAAAAATGAGGAGTAATGCCATTGATCAATGCATCTAGTTTTTTATTATACAAAGACGAGACAGCAATTGGCCACTCGCAAGAGGTTAATTTTAAATTTGAGGTAGATCTTGCCGAAATAACAAACAAGGATTCACAAGGTTTTGCGGAATATTTGCCATTTGTAAAAGGCGGCTCGGCATCTGTAAAAGGTTTAACGGCTTATAATGATTCGTTAAACTTTATACAATTTGCGGATCAAGTATTAACAAGGGCCACTCAAGTTTTTTATTTTAAAGATCCTAACAATGAGGAATTTGTTATTAGGGGTACCGGGTATATTGAAAGCGTTGACGAAGTTGGCGATCAAGAAGGAATAACCGAGTTTAATTTAGAAATAAAATTATCCGGGGTTTACACGGCCGGAGATTATAGGAACTGGGAAAATATATTTGAGTACTGGGAGGATATTGCCTCTAACTGGGAAAATACATAAATTTATTATTTGTATATTTACAGAAAATTTAAAACATATATAAATGGCTACAACTGGTGTATTTAACGGAACTGATTTATTATTAAAATTTCATTCAACTGATGGATCTGAGATTGCTGTTGGACATTCAACAAGTGCTACATTATCTTTGTCAAATGATTTACCTGAGGCAACTACAAAAGACAGTAGTGGCTACGCTGAGCATATTGCTGGTGTTATATCTGGTGAGATTTCATTTGAGGGCCTTGTCGCTTATGATGATTCAAACAATGCAATTGAAGCAGCTGATTATCTTTTAGCTAGAACTAAAGTTTTTTGGGAATTTGGAACAGCTGAGACGGGTGACTCAGTTTACTCTGGTGCTGGATTTTTAAATTCAGTTGAGATGAGTGCTGAAATGGAAAGTCCTGTATCTTTTAGCGGTTCAATAACTGTTTCTGGATCTATTTCAAAAGCGACTAACTAATATTAATAAATCAGGCGCATGGTTTTTCTGTGTGCCTTTAATTTTATCTTATGGCAAACAAGAAAAGAGGTTACTATACTATTAAATTAGGCGGTAAAAATAGGGTCATGCACTTTAGCATGAATTTCTGGGCAAACTTTACAGATCTGCTCAATATTTCATTAGAAGATTTAGGCAAAGTATTTGAACAAGGCGTTTCAATAAAAGCAATTAGAGCATTAATTTATTCAGGCCTATTAGCAAATGATCAAGAACAAAACAACGAAATTGATTATAATGAGTACACAGTTGGAATGTGGCTTGAAGATTTTGACGCAGATAAATTAGACGAAATTGTTAACGCAATGTTAGAGTCAAGAATTTTAGGCAATAACTTAAATGCCGGCATTGATCGAAATATAAAGCAAACTACAAAAAAGGGAAAGTAACAAGCCAACTTGATTTTGACACGCTTATTGACTTTTATATTGGTCAGGTTGGCATAAACCCAAATGACTTTTGGGCAAACACTTGGAAAGAAAATCAGCTACTTGGCGAGTCGTATTTAATTAAACAAAATTTAGAATGGGAAAGGACGCGATATTTAAGCGCCATGATTTACAATGTAAATTGTCAAAAGCGGTCCCAAATGATTAAACCTGACAAATTATTTCCACTTCCGCAAGATGTATATTTAGAGAGAGGAAAACCAAAAAGTACGGCTGATCAAATGGTGGCGTTTAAGAAAAGAGTTGAGGGCATGAAGTTTAAACCCATTGATTAAATATTCACTATTTTTGTAAAAACTTCTTTTTATGGCTGAACAAAGATTGCGGTATTATATAACAGGAGATGCCAAAGGTTTAAACGCTGCGTTAAATAGGGCAAGTTCAAGAGTTAGCGCTTTTGGAAATAAACTAAAATCTGTTGGCGCATCATTACAAAGATTTTCTGCTATTGGTGCATTAGCTGGAGGCGCTGCTATTAAAATGGGTGCCGACTTTGACAAGTCAATGACAAAAATAAAAGCGCTTGTAGGTGTTGCCGGAGATGAGGTTGACGCAATGTCAAGCAAAGTTCGTCAAATGGCCAAACAAACTGGAGTATCTTCAAGCGAAGCCGCAGACGCTTTATTCTTTATAACATCAGCCGGGTTAAGAGGTTCAGATGCAATGGATGTTTTAAACGCGTCTTTAAAAGCAAGTGCGTCAGGGTTAGGCGAAACAAAGGCAATTGCTGACTTGGCTACGTCGGCTATGAACGCATACGGCAAAGAAAATTTATCAGCGAGCGGCGCTACCGATATTTTAACGGCGGCGGTTCGAGAGGGTAAATTAGAAAGTAGTGAGTTGGCCTCTGTTATGGGACAAGTTTTACCGACGGCGTCAGCCGTAGGTTTAGAGTTTAAAGACGTAGGTGCTGCTATGGCCGCTATGTCAAGAACTGGTACGCCGGCTGCACAAGCAGCAACACAATTAAATGCAATACTTTCAGCGCTATTAAAAACTACACCCGCACAGGCCGACGCTTTCGCGGCTATGGGTTTAAGCGCCGCAGGATTAAGGCAACAAATAAAAGACGAAGGTTTGCTTTCTGTTTTGGGAAGTTTAAAACAAGGTATAGACGGCAACGCTGAGGCGGCAGCAGCTATTTTTCCAAATGTTAGGGCGTTACGAGGTATATTGGATTTAACAGGATCCGGTGCTGATCAAGCGGCTCAAATATTTAACTCCATGAATAATACTTTAGGAGATACACAAAAAGCATTTGATACAACTGCTCAGAGTGCATCTTTTAAATTAAAGGCATCTTTAAATATTGCTAGGGAGTCATTTGCACAAATGGGCGCGGTTTTATTACAAACTTTACTTCCATTAATTCAAGATCTTGCCGGCATAGTTACAAGGGCATTTAACGCTTTTAATAATTTAGACGCTGGCACACAAAAGATTGTTGCCGGTATGGGAGTTTTAGCGTTAGCGTTACCAACAATAATTTCAGCATTTGGAACTTTGCTGTCATTACTTGGCGCGTTGATGACGCCCGCAGCTGCCATAGCTGCCGCGTTGGCTGGTATAGCATACGTTATATATACAAACTGGTCTGAAGTTGCGCCTGTGGTTGTAGGCCTATATAATCAATTCGTTGATTTATATAATTCGTCTTTAAGTTTAAGAACTGTTATTGCCGGAGTAGGCGTTGCATTTAAAACAGTATTTATCGGAATTAAAACAACAGTTTTTGAGTTTATAAATGTTTTTAAAACAATGTGGAACCTTGTCAAAGAATTTTCTGAGAAGGGTATAAACGGAGATTTTAAGGGCATATTATCTCAAGGTTTTGAAGACGCCAAACAAATAGCAAGTGACGGCGCAGATGAAATAGGAGACGCATTTGACGACGGCGTTAAACAGGCGTTTGGATCAAGACTTGAAAAAACATCTGTTGAACAATTAAATACAACTTTGACAAATGTAAAAAATGCGGTATCTGGAAAATTTAAAGATTTTTTTAGCGGGTTAACAGGAGGCACCGGTTTAGGTGGCGGGGCCGCAACCCCAACAACTGATACAGGCGGAGACACAAAAAACACGCAGGCCAGTATTCAGCATTTTACTAATTTATTTAATACGCTTGGAAACGTTGGCAATAAAGCGGACGAAACAAAAGAAAAAATTAAAGGCCTATCTGATGGTGCTATGATGGCTGGGCAAGGAATGGAACAAGTATTTGGAACTTTGGGATCAAATATTAGCCAATCTTTTGAAACCGGTAGCGAGGGTTTAAATGCATTTTTAAGCACTTTAGTTAGTGGCGCAATAAAATATATTGGGGTTGCATTAGCAAAGTCAACAGCTGGTGGTATTGAGTCGGGGGTTGAATCAGCTAAGTCAATGGGTCCAGCTGCCGCGTTTGTTTTACCGGCTTTAATAGCTGGCGCAGTCGCAACAGTAAGCGGGGCATTTAAAAAAGTACCCAAATTTGCAAAAGGTGGTATTGTTAGCACGCCGACACTTGGTATGTTCGGCGAATACCCGGGCGCCCGATCCAACCCTG